AGGACACCGTAGAGGTGCCTCATCATCCGTTCCTTGACCTGCTGGAGCGACCTAACCCGATCCTCGACAAGAGCGGGCTGTTCAACCTAACGGTGTCGTTCCTTCAGGCTACGGGCAATTCGTTCTGGCAGATGACCTACGACGACGAGGGGATGCCCGCAGAAATATGGCCGCTGCCGTCGCAGTACATGACGCCCGTGTTCGGTGAAGAACGCATCATCGACAAATACGAGTTTCGCATGGGCGGGAAGATTCAGCATTACGATGCCAGCGAGATAGTTCACTTCCGGCGCCCGAGCCCCATCGACACCATCAGCGACTTCGGCAACTTGCGCGGGATGCTCGAAACCGCGGAACTTGATATACGGATGCTCGAATACGAGCGGGCCGTGTTCGACAACATGGCTACGCCCGACATCCTCATCAGCCCCAAGGGTGACACCGCCCCAGCCCAGTTGGAGGCGCTGCGCCACGACTGGGAGCAGAAATACAAGGGACATCGAAGGCGAGGCAAGGCCGCGGCAGTTCCGTTCCCAATCGAGGTGACACAGCTTTCATTCAAGAACCGCGACTTGGAATTTGAGAAGGGCAAGATTTCCGTTCGGGACAAACTAGCGGCTGGATTTGGTGTTCCTATTCCAATTCTGACCTCCACGTCAACGACATTCTCGAATATGGACGTGGGAGTTCAGTTGTGGATGCGCAACACAATCCAGCCGCTTACCGTTTTGATTGCGACGACCATCAACCATCAGGTGATGCCGTCTTATGAGCCTCGCGAAGATGACGGTATAGAGTTCAAGGCCGAGCGTCCGCAGTGGTTCATTGCCTTTGATAACCCTGTGCCCGAAGACATCGATTCGCAGGCAGTGCGCGATGCGTCCGATGTAGGTGCGGGGCTGTATACCATCAACGAGGTGCGCGAGCGGCGTGGGGATGATCCTGTGCCCTGGGGCGACGAACCGTTCATGCTACCGGGCCTGCTTACGCCTACGCAGATTGCCGAACAGCAGGAGATGCACAAGCTGGAAGCGGAGATGTCTGCTGCGGGTGACGGCGACGAGGCTCCGACCTATGGATTAGGCGAACTGACTACGGCCTATTCGGTGATGGCTGACCGTAACGACGTAGATGGCTGCAACCTGATCCGGGAACAGATCGGCCAGATCTTCGGCGCAACCTTGTCGCCTGTAAGTGATATTCGCCCGGCGCCGTCTGCGCCGGTAGTGAACCCTGATGAGGCCGTAGAGCCGAACATACCAGAACCGAAAAGAGAGGAATCCAATGGCACGTCCAGTGGGCAGCAAAAACCGAAAGACTCTGCTGAGGGAAAAGCTGCAACAGCAGGAAGCGGAGAAGGAAGCACGGGAGACGGTGAAGGAGAACAGCCCGAAGACGAAACGGGCGGCGGAGGTAGCCACAAAGACGGCGACGATCGAGAACGATCGTCCGATGACGGCAGCGGACTACGGAAGGATGCTGGGGAATCTCAGCTCTCCGCCGAGGGGGCCGGAGGGCACAGTCCACAAGCCGAGGCCATTGCCAAAAGGATGCAAAACGCGCGGGTCAAGCTTGACGGTTCGGTAGTAGGTGAGTTCCTGGCCGGTGGACAGCAAAAGAACCTGGCCTTCATCCTCAAGAACCTCTTCGTTGAATTCGAGGCCGACGTACTCGAAAAGCTCCAAGAGGTGATAGAGAAGTCTGTCAAGACATCCGAGCGTAAGCCGGAAGACATCATCAAGGTTCTGTTCATGCGCGAGAAGTGGCTGCGCAAGTTCGCCGAGGGGGCACTGCCTTCGCTGCTGATCGCGTTCCAGACGGGCGCAGAAGCCGGGGCAAAGGACTTGCAGGTCGCAGGTGTAGAGATCGAACGCCTGTCGTCCGAGTACGTCGAGCGAGCAGTGCAGGAGTTGTCTCTGTCGTTTGCGTCCAAGATCGTATCGCTTACCGGCGAGCAGCTTGCCGAGGCCCTGATCCCCGGCCTGCAAGAAGGCGAGAACATCGGCGAACTAGCTAAGCGGGTAGGTGACGTCTACGGCGACAAGAAGGACAAGCACGCCGTTCTGATTGCCCGCACCGAAGTGAATACAGCTCTGAACGCAGGGGCAACGGACACCTGGAAAGAAACGGGGATCGAGAAAAAGGAATGGCTGGCATCATCGGACGCATGTGAGTTCTGCCGTGCCCTCGATGGCCAGCAACGCAAGATGGGCGAACCGTTCGCCAAGATGGGCAGCACCGTAACAGGCGTACAGGGCGGCACCATGAAAGTGAAGTACCGCGAAATCCAGCACCCCACGCTACACCCGAATTGCGTGTGTACGGTAGTGCCGGTAATCGAATGAGGTGAGCTATGGCGAATAGAATGCAGGAAGCCCTGGACCAAGAGGTTGAGCGGTTCTGCAAGGAACGGTTCATATCTCCAACCCTGCGCAGCGGGGCAATCATTAACAAGGGCGTGACGATCGATGCCGACAAGCGCACCGTTGATGGGATAATCAGCACTGAGGCAATCGATCGGGACGAAGAAATAGTATCGGCTCGTGGGCTCGATCTGGACAAGTACCGCACTAATCCAATCGTTCTGTTCATGCACGATGCTTATTCACCTATCGGCAAGTGCAGTGATGGGCCTACCCGCCGAAAGCGAAATGGCACTACTGAGCTGGTAGCCACGACGACGTTTGCTGATACCTCGCTGGCGAAAGAGGTGTTCGACTTGGTGAAGGGTGAATTCCTTCGCGGTATATCTATCGGCATGGCCCCGCTAAGCGTGGAATGTTCGGCGCCTACGCCTGACGAGATTCGCAAGCGTCCTGATTGGGCGAATGCCCGGCGCATAATCCGTAAAGCGGAGTTGATGGAATACTCGTTCGTAAGCATACCCGCTAACGCAGATGCACTCACGACCGCAGTATCGAAGGGGATGATAAAACTAATCGAGTCGGTCATGGAGCGGTTCGTTCGAGTAATTACTGACGCCAACCCGCGCAAAACGATCGTGCGGGCTGTGCCTCGTGTAGTTGTAAAGGTGGTGGAAGTGCCGCTGGCGCCACCTAAACCAGTTGATATTAAACGGAAGGTGCGCATTGCGCGTGCCCTCAAGGCTGGGAGATTGTAATGACGGCGCCGACCCGCTGGGCGGTTTATCGGTTCTGGCTCAGACGATAGCTGTAGTACGAGTCTCCGTTTTTTAGGAGGCGTTACTATGACGCTAATCAAACTGTTGAAGGCTTGGTCGCATGGCGACGAAGAGTTCGCAGTCGGCACTATCCTTGAAGTTGATGAGGACACTGCAAAGGCACTGGTAGCCGACAGCACCGCCGAGAAGGCAGGGGATGCGACGGTGGTGAAGACGGTGGAAGTAGAGAAGACTACTTCTACGTCCGGCGATGGCGCCGAAACCGTCACCATCACGAGCAAAGACCTGAACGAGCTGATCGCTAAGGCCGCCGAGGCCAAGGCGGTTACGACTGGCGGCGATGGCAAGAAGGGCAGCGGGCGTCCAAACATCGTCAAGACGCACGACAACATCTACGACGATCCGAATATGGGGTATCGGCCGTTCAGCGAATACGGCATGGGCGATTTCCTGCTGGATACGCGCAAGGCTCATACGCCGGGCGTGGCCTACAGCACGCTGCCTGATCGCATCAAGGCATCCGCATCCGAAGCGTATAGTAAGCGGGCTAAAGCGGTTGGCTCTGACGAGTACGCAACCCTCGAAGACGCTATCGGTGGCTTCTTGATCCCGCCTGTTTGGTCGGACGAGATTCTGAAGAAGGGCGTCGAGGACGACTGGATTCGTGGGTACGGCGCGCGGGCTATCCCGATTCCGTCTACCATGATGACCATCAACGCTATGACCGACGAAACCCGTGTGGGTGAGTTGTACGGCGGGATGTGGTGCTATCGTCTGAAAGAGCGCGGGCAGATGACCGCCACTAAGGGCGAATGGCAGAAGATCGAGCTGAAGCCCAAGGCGTTGACCGCAATGGCGTTCGCTACGGATGCCGAGTTGAACTACGCCCCTGTCTTGCAGGCTACCATCGGGTCGCAGTTCGGCGACGTGATGACCTACAAGCAGTTGGACGAAGGTATTAACGGCTCGGGCGCGGGCGAGAATCAGGGCGTGCTCAACTTCGGGGCAACCTACTCGCAGGCCAAGGAAACCGGGCAGGCTGCGGCTACCATCGAGACGGCAAACGTCTTGAAGATGCGCTCGCACATGCGCGACCAGGAATACCAGAAGGCCGTCTGGCTGACGTCGCTGTCCTGTATGGAACAGCTAAACAGCCTGACGATGGTTGTTGGTGTTGGTGGTGCTCCGATCGGGCTGGTTAAGATCGGCGACGATGGCGTATCGCGCCTGCTTGGCCGTCCACTGATTTACACTGAGTTCGCCAAGGCCATCGGTACGGTAGGCGACCTGATGTGTTGCTCGTGGCCGTCCTACCTCATCGGCGAGGGCACCTACAGCAATGTGGCTTCCTCGATTCACGTTCGTTTCGATTACAACGAGACGGCCTTCAGGTTCGTTCGCCACATTGACGCTCAGTGCTGGTGGAGGACGACGCTAACTCTGGCCAATAGCTGGGAAGTCGCGCCCTTCGTGACCCTGGCCACTCGTTCGTAAAGGAGGCTACTAATGCACTCAATCACTCAAAATGTCGCCATTGATATTGTCCTGGATACTACGGACATCGATGGGACCAACGTCACGACCAAGTACCTGGAGATGGCGGACTTCGGCACGATAACCTTTTTCGTTGAACTCGGCACGACGTTGGAAGGTACGGCGGACGGCTGGGCCGCAACCGACATCCTGTCTTCGTTCTACCTGAAGCAGGCTACCACGGCTGCTGGTGCTGGCGCGAAGGCAATCTCAGGCGCCACTTGTAACCAGACGGCCGTAGCTGTGGCCGGGAACAAGTACGCCATCACGCTGAACACTGAGGCGCTGGACGTCGCTAACGACTTTAGCTTTGTCGCTGCGTATCTAGCGGAGTCAATCGGTGCCAGCAATGGTTGGGCGACCGTCGTAGCCATGCGTTACAACTCGCGCTTTATGCACGAGGACTTGTCTGGCCTGACCGACCAGACCCACGTTTAACCTGAGAGGAGGTTATTATGGATACGAAGATGTTCGTACGAAAAGCCTCCGGTGGCTACTTCTGCGCACGGGATGCCTCAGAGTGCCCAGGGCGGATCTTCTGGGTTGGCTCTGCGGTGACAGCCGCGAACGACGGAGGCGACGGCGATAATCCCGAGAAGCCGTTTGCTACTCTGGACTACGCGATCGGGAAGACAACCGCGTCGGCCAGTGACACGATTTTCGTGTTGCCCGGTCACACGGAGACGCTTGAGGACAACGATGAGTTGGTAATGGACGTTATCTCTACGCGGGTGTTTGGCCTTGGTATTGGCACGCTCCGTCCTACCTTCACGTTGTCTACTGCGGTTGACGCCCAGGCGGTTGTCACTGGTGCGAATTGCTGGTTGGATAACCTGGTGTTTGTGGGCAACCTTGAAGACCAAGCGGCTGCGATCAACGCAAGCGCCGCGGCTGACGGGCTGCATATTACGAATTGCGAGTTCCGTGACGGCGGCACAGACATTTTGGAGCTTGTAACCGCAATCAATATAGCCGCGGCATGTGACGATGTGGTGATTGACGGTTGCCGGTTCTTTACGACCGACGCCGGCTCAGGAACGTTGGCAGCGATCACCTTCGTGGGAGCCGCTACCCGCCCAATTGTCCGCAACTGTTTCTTCCGCGGCGATTGGAATACGGCCCCGATCCTCGGGACCGCTGCTGCTGGGTTCGATTTCCTGGTCGAGAACAACTACATCAACAACCTGGATGCTGCGGCTGGTCTGGCAGTATCGCTGAACGCTGCCACAACTGGAGCGGTTGTGCGCAACCTGGCACACGGCGGGCTGAATGCTACCGATCCGATTTCGGCTGCTGGCTGTCTCCAGGCTGAGAACTACGCGACCAACGCAGAGGCGGCTTCCGGTGTTCTTTCACCGAATGCTGACGACCTCTAGGTCGAGAAAGAGATTTGACCTATGTCTATGGTATTTCTTAAAGGTGGCAACAACAGAGAG